ACTTAAAGGTGGTAAACCAGGTCATGCGAAGATTGTAAAAGGTGTTGACGATTCAACAGCAGATTATACATTAGGTAGACACCTACATGAAACATCATCAAGTCATCCATTCTCAGTGGGAGATTTTATTGCTGTAGAAGATGATAGTACTTCACCTGCTATTGATAGTAATTTTCTTTCTGCAGGAACTGCAGGTAAAAAGATAACTGCAGTTGTAGGTAATTTCGTTAGTACTGACATAGATTCCTCAAGTGCATCAGCTGATTACACATACGCATCAGGACCTCAACCAGTTATGAAGCGTGCTACTAAAGTAGCAGTCACAGGCAATGCAATAGCACTTGAAGAAATACAAGTAGTTGGTGGATAATGCCAGCCGTAAATCAAAAGGCAGAAAAAATTGTAATGGCGATGAAACGCAAGAAGAAGAGTTTCAATCGTCTATATGGAGATGACGCTAAGAGTGTCATGTATGCGACTGCAAATAAGTTGGCACAAAAAGAAAACTTAAAAGTCATGTATTATCAGGATTTCATCAAATTAATAGAAGGTAATCCTACAACACGTATGTTAACCAAGTCTAAGACACAGCAGACTGGTAATATAAGTGCTGATAGAGGATCTGATGAAAAAGCAAATCGAGCTAAACGTAAAAGTCTCGAAAAAGATTTAAAGAAAAAAGGTATTGGTTACAAGAAAGGTGTAGGAG